TCACTGGTCTGGGTGTTAAAGCGCAACATACCGCTGACCGGAGAACCGGGGCGTGCGGCAGTGTTTCCCTTGCTAATCGTCAATGCGCCAGACGATGAGAATGTTGAGTCAGACGACGCAGTCAGGGCGCCAGTCACGGCCAGCGTGGTACCGTTCCAAGTCAGGTTTGCAGAAGCACCAAGCGCACCGCTGTTATTGAACTGAATTTGCGTGTTCGATCCAGCCGCGCCACCGATGATGCTTGATGCCGCAACCCATGTCGGAACAGTTCCGTTGGACTGAAGAATCTGGCCGTTTGTACCAATGTTCAAACGAGTCAGGGTTGTCGATCCAGAAGCGTAGATGATGTCGCCACCGTTGTACGAGGACAGCCCTGTACCGCCGTTTGCGGCCACAAGGGTGCCAGACACGGTTACAGCGCCACCAGTAGCGGTGTTTGGCGTCAGGCCAGTGGTACCAAAATTAATGGTTGTCAAGTCGCTTTGAGACGCAAGCAAGCGAACCACGCCGCCGCTGTCTTTGTAGTACAACTTGCCGTCAGCAATGTTGATGGCGAGTTCGCCATTTGCAAGGTTGATTGCAGTAGGAACCGCACTAGCGGTCGTACTGAAGTACAACTGAATTGGTGTGAAGCCGCTTTGTGCCATTTAAAAAGTTCCTCCAGTAATTCCAGCAGTGAGTGCGCCTGTCGACGGATTGATTTTTGGGCCAGCACTTGTGTAAAAAACTTTGTCGCCAGTCGTTGCAGTATCAATCAGCGGGATGTAAAAGTCCGCATTTGTCGTCGACGCTGTCACTGCTAGGTTGTCAGCGTTTGTTGCGTTTGTTGCGTTTCCGACCGTAATCGATGCAGGGTCAGTCCACCCGGGCGCGGAACCGTTTGATGTCAGCACAAAGGTTGAGGAGCCAATCGACAACTTTGACAAGGCCGATGTGCCAGAGGCGTACAGGATGTCACCAGCGGCGTAGGTTGTCTGCCCAGTGCCACCGTAGTCAGCACCAATCGTGGAGCCGTTCCATGTGCCTGCGGTCAGCGTGCCAACACCTGTAATTCCGGTGTAAGAGCCGCTGATGTAAGCAGAACCCACGGTGCCAGAGGTGATCTGGTTGCCGTTGATCGAAATACTTGTGTTGGTGACGCTGGTCAACTGGCCTTGTGCGTTTACGGTGAATGCAGGCACAGAAGAGCCGGAGCCGTAACTACCAGCGCTCACAGCCGTGTTCGACAGGCTGAAGACCGTACCAGTCAGGGTCAGGCCAGTGCCAGCAGAATAAATCTGCGAAGAACTGATCTGCACGAAGTTGATGTTGGTCGTGCCGAAAATAATCACGCCCTGCGTGTTGCAGGTGTAGGTCTCGCCAGCGCCAGTCGTACCTTGCTGAACAAAGAAGGTAGAGCCTTCGCTCAGTGTTGTTGGGCCAACAATGCCGTAGGTGTCGGTATCAGACGAACGAGTCAATATCCAGTTTGTCGATCCAGAACCAGTGTTGGTGACCACATAGACGCCGTTTTCTGTAGCGTTGGTCTGGGTGTAGATCAACACGCGGTCATTGACTGCGACGGTCACGCCGTCGATTACCAAGGCGGCTTGTGCGCCTGCGTTGGTTAAAGTTGCGCCAACGCCGACGCCGGGGCCACCCGGCTGGTTGTAGGTTGCTGTCAGCGGGATTGGAGACTCGACGCGGACAGGTGTGTGGTAGTGAATGCCTGAAGCCACCAAGGTGTCAACATACTGCTTGGTTGCCACTTGCAAAGCAGACACAGGGTCTTGCGTTAGGGTGATCGAGGTCAGCCCGGCAAGCGTCAAAGAAGTGGCGCCGAGGTTGATTCCGGTTGTGCCAATTGTCAAGCCTTGGTTGACAAGTGCGCTGTTTGGAATATTCGTAAAAGTGTTCGACGCGCCATCCAAGGTCTTGTTGGTCAGTGTATCGGTCGTAGCGCGTCCTACAAGCGTGTCAGTGCTTGTGGGTAGGGTAAGGGTGCCAGTGTTGACAATCGACGCGATAACGGGCGCTGTGAGCGTCTTATTGGTCAATGTCTGGGTGCCTGTCAGGGTCACCACGGTCGAATCGATAGCAATCGTGACCGGAGCCGAGCCGTTGAACGATCCGCCGCTCAAACCAGTGCCGATGGTCAGCGTGCTGGTGGTGCTTGCCGTAATCGTGCCAGAAGCCCCAAGAGCCACGGTCACACCGTTGTAGGTCACCGATGAGTTGACCAGCGACGAGTTGCCGATGTTTGTCAGCGTGTTGTCAGGGCCGTTGATTGTTTTGTTGGTCAGGGTCTCGCTGTTTGACAGCGTCGCCAAAGTACCAGAAACAGGCAGGGTGACGCTGGTATTGGCCGAGAGCGCCAAGGTGAGGTTGAAAGCACCAGAGGTGACAAGGTTGCCACCCAAGGTGATTGTTTTACCGCTGTTGTTAATGCCTGTACCGCCGCTGGCGCCGTTCAAAATGCCGCCGAGGGTCACAGCGCCGCTTGTGGCACTGTTGGGCGTGAAGCCAGTCGAACCCGCGCTGAAGGAGATAACACCACCAGCCAGCGAGAATTGACGCCAAGAACCCGAGGCGTAGCCGTCAAAGGTCTGGGTTGTGCTGTTAAACCTAAACTGTCCCTGCGAACCCACTGGCTCTTGGGCAGAAGAGCCGATTGGCACCGTCATAGCCGCAGTGCCGGGCAAAATCACATTGTCGACAATCGAGATGGTCGGGTTTCCGCCCTGACCGTTGCCGTTTGCGACTCCAATTTGGTTTGCTGTGCCTGCAATCAGCACGCCGCCAGCGGTTGTGCCGTTCTGAATCGCCACCAGACCAGTGCCGCCTAAGTTGGCAAGTGCCAAAGCGAGGCCAGACAGGCCAAAAGTGGGGTCTCCAGACACGCCACTGCCGTTGGTGACCGACAAACCAGCCCCGGTGACCTGCAATGTGCGGTTCGTGACGGTGCTGGCGCCTGTTTTGGCTATCAACCCATTGCCAGCCGCTTCCAACGAGCCAGAAGCCCCGTTTAGCGTGATCTGGTAGGTGCTTTGAGCGCCGTTGTCAACCAAACCGATGCCTGTGCCGCCAGCCAGACGACGGGAGTTGGGTAGGGTCGGCTCTTGGTTGAGCGTCAGGAAGGTCTGAACCTGTGACGGAGACGCGGAAATCGCGCCCGTCGTGGTGCGGACGGTCACGCCATTCTGGACAATAGGCACCAACTCAGAGCCAGTAATGGCCCCGGCGGCTGGTAATTGGGTAATCTGTACTTGTGCCATTAGGGACTCGGTGCAATGTTGTCGAGATTGCCGTTGTTTTCCGGAGTGTCCGTATTCCCTTCGGTCGTAATCTCAAAGTTGTTCGGGCCGTTCGTGAGCAGTGCATCCGGATCAACGGCAACACTCTCATCGGGGCGTGGAAAACGCAGATTGATGCGCTCGGTTTTGCGTGCGGGCAAGCGGTAAGGGTCAAACTCATCCTTGCAACCCTGATCGCAAACACGAAGACCCGGGAAGTTCGGGTCGGCCATCATCGACACGAAGGTGCGCTTCATCTTGCACCTATCGCATACGGCGATGGCGACAGACGATAGCCCAGTCGTGTCAAGAAATATTGGCATTAGCGTGTGTACACCGAAATGTTCGGCGCCCAGTAGATTGGTGACTTATCCCTCTCTTCTTGCTCGGCCTCAAAGAGGTACTTATCAGCCATCTTTTCTAGATAGCCAACACGATCCATGGCAACTTGAGGCAACTCCAAACTCATGCGATGTGCAAGCATGAATTGAATTGCTTCGTACCAGCGCTGAGGAATCTCAAGTTCATCAGTCAACGCGCCCACATCCATGATCTGACGCTGATACCACACGGTCATCTGAATGAACGGGTCGGAGGGCGTAGGCCAGAGATAGACTGTTGGTTGTGGAATAGTGCGATCAAACCAGAACTGGTACGGCTGGTTGGCCGTGAAATTCTTGTTTGGCAAATTGGTATAGTCATCGCGGTTCAAGCGGGACATTTGAATCTCGCGGCTGTTGTTTCCAACATAGAACTCACGCAGAGCCAGTGTCGTGCCGTTGTAGGCGCGAACGCGGTAGTACATGACGCTTTGGCCCGGATCAATGTCAGTCCATATCCACTGATTGTCGGTCACCACGATCTCGCCTAAATTGTCGAGCGTGTTCCATGTGATACCGTCGACGCTGTACTCAAAAGTGATTGACCATGTAGCCGTGCCCCCGCCAGAGACATAGGGCAGGATGCCAATAGAGCCAGCGTAGATTGGATTGTTGGTGCCGTAGAAAATCGAAATGTTGCCGTTGGCAGAAGACTGCTGGCACCAAGTGTCGACATCGTTGTCGTACACATTCGCGATCACGCCGCCAGCGGAAGTCGAGTAGTCGCCCGTAGGGCGGTTCATTGTGCGATACAGCACATTCAGCACATCAATGCAACCTAGAGGCATTGTGTAGATGTACTGGTCAGCCTTCAGGCCAAAAACTTTCTTGTCAATGGCCCAGTAGTTGATGCCTTTGTTGCCGAGGTGGGACAGCAGAAAAAACAACGACTGCCGCGCAGACAGTTGCTGTTCTGAGGTTAATTCTTCAGCGAGTTTTCCGCAACGACGCGCACCGTGGTCAATCAATGTTTGGACATTGATGACGGTCTCGCCGACGGTTCCAGAATAGGCCATGATTTACCACTTCGACGAAGATGAGTTTTTCTTGGCGGTATTGACCTTGCACTTTGACAGATCAATTGCGCCACCCTTTTTTTGCGACATAGGCATTGGCACGGGCTTTAAGTCACCGCGACGAATTTTCATTCCACCAATGTCAATCTCTTTGTCTGGATCAAACTTTGGCTCTGGCATCGGAACAGGCTTAATGATGGTTCCTTTTGGGGCGCCAATAGCCTTGTTGATTTCCTCGTTGGGTTTCGGTTCAGGATATAACTCAAAGCCTTTATCAATCATCCTGCCCTCTTTACGGGCTTTCTTGATTTCTTTAAGCAGGTCTTTGTCTTCTTTCCACATATATCCTCCGTCACCATCCGGGGCAGTTCCAACGCTTCAATGAAGCCTTTGCTCTTGGAGCGTCCCCTTTTGAGTTTTCAACAACGCCCGACATCCGCGCACAAAACGAGTCTTTTCTCGCTCCGCCCTGCGGTTGCGGGGCCTTCAAATTGCTACCAGTTTCACGATTATATTTTGCCCGACCTTTGGCTGTTAAACCAGCACCGCGTTCGGTAGATAACTTCTCGCCGCGACCAACAGAGAGCGATGACCCGCCACTCTTAAACTTTTTACCCTCATCGGCACGAGAAAACTCTTTGCCAACTTTTTGAGGGATGCCAACCTTCTTTGCAAACGCAGGGTTATGTGCGACCGCCTCCATCAAACGATGCTGGGAAGGTGATTTGCTTGGCATATTAAGGGCCTTCTTTCACCAAAAGCAGAATGAACATGGAAGACACGGCATTGTTGTTTGCGCTGGCGATTGCAGTTGCCTCAACGGTAGTCTTCTCGGGTATTGCCAGAGGGTACTCAAACACATAGTCCGCCACACCGTTGTTCAGCGTGGTGATAGCGGCAGTCATGCGAATGTTGTTCACGCCACGAGTCAGCAAACGACCTTCAACTTGGGTTGAGCCGCTGGCCTGACCAGTTGAAAACAAACCTTGGGACAGATACGCGGTGTACCCGGCAGGTATGGTGTAACTGCCAGTTGTCGTGTTGTTGTAGTCCAGTTTGATGATGTCGTATATAGTCGCAGGAACGCCTGCGGTCACAGTGCCTGTGCCGATGTAGATGTTGCCCACAGCGCCGTTTGCAGAGCCTGCGGTTGCCACATAGGCGTAGTTCACACGAAGAAGCGACGCAGTCATCGTGACGGCTGTCTGCCCGTTCAGTGTGACGGTCTCTGTGACTTCGTTGTAGTTTGCGTCAAGACCCTGCACGACTACCGTGCGGGCGCCCGTGCCTGCGGCTGTGTCGTTCGCGCTTGTCGAACTGACGGTCATCTGCAAAGCAGAAGCAGGGAAAGTAATCAGGCTTGGCAAAGGCCAAACCGATACCTGAGTTTGGTCAACATCAGGGTTGAAGCCAAAGACAGTGACATTGCGGTGGCCTTGAATTTGACCTCTGGAAACCTGAAGGTCAAACGGCTCAAACGCCCCTTGTCTTGTAATTGAAGAGATGATCGTTGACATCAGGCAATACCTGCTTGCACGACCTTCATTGTCACAGTGCCGGAGCCGGAGTTAACCAGAACCTTCAAGCCTGTGATCGGAAAATTGATCGAGCCATCCTCGTTACCAGTCTTGCTGGTGATGGTCGCGTCATCGAACCAAGTGGTAAAACCCACACCCGGGTCGTCATAGGTAAACTGTACCGAGTAGTTCACGGTGCCAGTCACAATCACTGCGAAGCCAATGTTGACGGGCGTGATGTTCGTGTTGATCACAACCG